GAGATTTCTAATCCTCTTTATGAGTATGATGGAATCTTTCTACAGATGTTGGGTTCCAACCCTTCTGGTCATCCTTTGACCGTTATCATCAATAATATTGTTAATTCGCTTTACTTGCGATACGCATATTACTCCATGCATGAAAAAGCTGGAGACGTGATTATTCCACGATTTGATGTGAACATTGTGTTGTCTTGTTACGGTGACGACAATGCTGCTGGAGTCAGTGTAAATGAGAAGTTGTTTAATCACACCTCATTAGCACATGAACTAGCAGACATTGGAATCACTTATACAATGGCTGACAAAGGATCAGAATCAGTGCCATTCTTACCCCTGAGCGAGATTTCATTTTTGAAACGGGGATTCCGATATGACAAAGACATCGGGATGTATCTTGCACCGATCGAACAAAATTCGATTGCGAAGTTCTTACACAATTATCGTAAAACCAAAGGAATCGACATTCTTCCTACTGTCATTGCTGCACAAGCATTGAAGGGAGCTAGTCGTGAGTATTTCCAATGGGGACGCGAGGTTTTTGATGAAAGGACTCAACAATTGAAAGATGTTGCCGAGATCACTGGAATAAGTGCTCTTTGCGGAACTTTCCCTACATGGGAGGATTTGCGTGAAGAGTACGTATGCGCTGGACAAAAGCGCCCGATGGAACAAGAACCATCTGTCCCCAACTATAAACTTGAACCCTATGACTGGTACACGGATACGAGTCTCCTTTCACAACAAGGAGCCTACGCTTTGCTAGATCATATCCCCCTGGATGTTGTGATCCACCCAAACAACAGGGACGCGGTGAAATTGAGTCGTTCCCGCATGTCCGACATTCGACTTGGTAATTTAACAGAAGAAGATGGACAAGGCAGTGCCTCAACTGCCCAGCAGAGTTCAGCGGTACTAGATAAACCGTTAGAGATGGACTTCTCGACAGGAAATCCTGTTAAAAATCAGAACGTACAATTTCGTGATGATGATACAGGTTTCGGAGATACTCGCGGATCGCCCTTTGATAAGATTCGAGATGATGCAATGATTCAAGATGCTACTCTCGATCAATTCTTTGCTCGACCCGTGAAGATCTTTTCACACCAGTGGAATGTTAATGGTTATTTTAATTTTGACATTGACCCCTGGACCACTTATTGGGAAAACCCTCGTGTATTAGCGCGTATTAGCAACTATCGTTTGCTTCGTGCGACTATGCGTGTCAAATTTGTCATCAACGGCAACGCCTTTTATTACGGCCGCGTTTTGGCAAATTATCGTCCATTACCACTAGACGATACATTGACCATTGAACGACCATTAAAACTGGTTGATTTAGTGGGCGCTTCCCAGCGACCCCATATTTTCCTGGATCCTTGCACAAATCAAGGAGGAGAATTGGAATTGCCATTTTTCACACCAAATAATGTCTTAGACATTGTCAACCGTGATTGGCGTTCCATGGGGAAAATTACCATGCAATCGATCAATGATTTGAAGCACGCCAACGGTGCTGTTGATCCGATTACAATCAATGTTTTTGCATGGGCAGAAAATGTAAGTTTCTCTGTCCCTACACAAACAGAACCTGGCCAATTGGCTCCCGGTTTGCTAAACTCCAAATCTTTAGGACTCGTCCATCAAGGTAAGGATGAAGTACTGGGTATTGTCAGCAAGCCAGCTAGTGTTGTTGCGAAAACAGCAGCACTTTTCACGAGTATTCCAACCATCGGACCCTTTGCTCGCGCCACTGAAATTGGTGCTAGAGCTATAGGTTCCATGGCCGCACTCTTTGGTTATTCAAAACCAACTCAAGTTGTTGCCACTCCGTTTCAACCCACTACTAAGTCTTCATTGGCTTTGTGTGATGGAACGGAACCGCTCAACCGTCTTACAGTCGATTCTAAGAATGAATTGTCGATTGATCCCGGTATATCCGGTATTAAGGCGAAAGATGAGTTGGCTATTCTGAATATTGCTACTCGTGAGAGTTACTACACTACTTTTTCATGGCCATTACCTCCCAACAAAACCTCGGAGGATTTGCTATGGAACTGTATTGTGGACCCTGGAATTCACAGGAAACTTACTACTTTCGTCGGTCAGTCTCCAGAGATACATATGCCAGCGTGTTGTTTCGCAACATTACCTTTTCAATACTGGAAGGGTTCTATGCGTTTCCGCTTTCAAATTGTAGCTTCTGGTTATCACAAGGGCCGTCTTAAGTTTGTTTATGATCCTGTTGGCACAGGTTTCGTTTTCGGAGGAGATCCTAATGTTGCTTCAGCTGAGTACAATACAGCTTATACAACAGTTGTGGATATTACCGAGACAACCGACTTCACTATTGATGTCGGTTGGGGCCAGAAAACGCCCTTTCGCGAGACCATTGCTGCTTCTGGTGCTACTTTCGATTCGGCCACTCGTCTTGTTTACAATTCGATTGGTAGTAAAGACGGTAATGGCACATTAGCAGTTTATGTTGTGAATGATCTAACTTCACCAGATTCCACCATCGATAATGACATTCAAATCAATGTATTTATTTCGATGCTCGATGATTTTGAAGTTGCTGGTCCAACCAGTATTTTCATCAAGAATCTGCACACATATTTGCCACCAGAATTGACGCCACCACCTTTGCGTCAACAGGGTGAATACGAAAGTGTTCCGACTGACCCGATGACTGTAGCCATGATGGGGCAAGAGTCAACAATTGATGATACGATGAATCGTATTTATTTTGGAGAAGCTATTGCATCATATCGCACATTACTAAAGCGATATTGTTTGCATGAGTGTATTTCATTGGAAAATAATGATTTCAACTTCCCAGAATGGATGGTGAATGCCAAACTGACAAGGAATTCTTTTCCGCATGAAGTAGGTTATACACCAGATTCTAATGGTTTTGGTTACCCAACTATTGCTCCGTTCACTTCGGATTATGTTTTGGGTTATACACCATTGATTTCGTACATCACAAGCGCCTATATGGGTTGGCGCGGAAGCATTCGCTATTTGTGGGATGCTTCCTTTAGCATGGATTTCTTAGTTGATTCTGATGCAGGTTTCCCCAACAAGAATAGTTTTACTGTCTCTCGTATTCCTGCTGAAATCCCCTATGCTATTGGTAACTCTATTGTTCCTTTTGGTGGAGGCACCGTTGATACGTTTTCGAATGTGTCAGCCATGCTAGAAGGTACAAAAGATGTTACAGGATTGGATGGCATTTCTCGTTGGCACACACAAGTCAATCCTTTCCACACGTTCGAAGTTCCATATTATTCGAACAAGCGCTTTACTGTCGCACGTAAACATACCACTTTTACGGCCGATAGTACGGAGCAAAAATATCAGGTTGCGGGATGCTTTCCGCTTGGTTCGGGAAAAGCTTCACCCTACATAATGCAGACGCACGTCGCTGCAGGTGAAGATTTTCAACCCATGTTTTACATTGGACCTCCCATAATGTATTACTATGAAAACCCGATTATTTCCTAAAATTCCAGAGTGAGACCCTCTGGTGATGATCAATCCCGAGATCATCGCACACAAGTGTGCAAGTCCATTGCTTAAACAGCCTCAGATTTGTATCCACACTCGTGTGGAGAAATTTTGCTGAGGTGAATGTATTTTTATAACAATTTGTATATATTTATTTCCACCATTTCTATGGTTTCATGTTTAACTTTGGACTGAGGTTTCAGCATCGCTGATCCCAG